CCGGCGACCTCAACACGTCTGCACTCACGGCACCTGACCTTTATGTCCAGGTTGTCCCGCCCCGGGCCCGTTACATTAACGGTGTACCCACCGACGGGCTGGGGCTGGTGGGTGTGGCATGCTGGGGGCCGGTTAACAGCGCCTTTTGTATCCGTTCTGATAACGACATGGCCTTCTTTCTGGGCACGCCTAAAGACCGCCAGTATGACCTGGCCACGGCGGCTGCCATTTCACTGCAGCTCGGCGCCGCAAACCTGAACTGTGTGCGTGTGACAAACGGTCAGGATAAAGCGGCCAGTGGCAGACTCTGTGAAAATGGCAGCAAGTCAGGCCTGCTGCTGACCGCACTCTACAGCGGGACGCGGGGAAACCAGATAATTGCAGGTATCGGCAGCGGTACCGCGGTGAACTCGAAAAAGCTGACCCTCAGTCTGCCGGGCGTGAGTGCCGAAGTCTTTGATAACCTGCAGGGTGAAGGGGATGCGCTATGGAAAGCGATGGCAGAGGCCGTAAATCACGGTCAGATGAATATCCGCGGTCCCAGCCAGCTGGTACGCGCGAAAGTAACCGAATCTGAAGCGCCCGCACAGGCCGCGGTTAAAGAGATCACACTTAGCGGGGGCACCGACGGCGCGACCGGTATCACGGATGCCACGCTACTCGGTACAGACGGCACTGATGCTCCGCGTAAAGGCATGTATGCCCTGCGTGGCACAAATTCACAGGTCATCAACCTTGCCGATGTGACCGATAAAATGTGCTGGCCCGCCATGGCGGCGTTTGCGCGCTCCGAAGGTGCCTATGCCATCGGCCAGGGCCCGGCCTCCGCTGGCTGTAAGGCGGTGTCTGAAGCGCTTAACAGCTCAGGCGTGGACGACTGGCATTTCAAGCTGATAGTGGGTGACTGGCCTTACTGGAAAGATACCGCAAACGGCACAAGCCGCATGATTGCGCCCGCCACGTTTGAAGCGGCAAACATTGCCGCCCGGGCACCGCATATCTCCACGCTCAACAAACGCATTCCCGGCATCATTGCCACCGAGCGGCAGCTGGCGGGGCGTCCTTACTCCGTGCCGGAAATCGGGGCCATTAACTCAGCCCGCCTGGATGTCATCACCAATCCCTGTCCGGGCGGCAGTTACTTCGGCATGCGATCCGGGCGCAATACGTCATCGAATCCGACCCAGAACGATGATACCTACACCCGCATGACCAACTTCCTGTCGCTGACCATCGCGGCGAGCTTCGGCAGTGTCGTGGGTGATAACCAGACCACGGACCTGCGCCGGGAGACCAAAAGCACGCTGGAGTCTTTCCTGTCGAATCTGGAGACGCTGAAGATGATTGGCGACCCGAATGGCGGACCAGCCTTTGCGGTGCGCCTCGATGCGGCCAATAACCCGGATGCGCGCGTGGCACTGGGCTACATGACCGCCGATGTGCAGGTGAAATACCTCAATGTGGTTCGCTACTTCCTGGTGAACCTGGAAGGGGGCGGCAGTGTGTCCATTTCCGTCTCAGACAGCTTGTCGCGCTGAACACCGCCTCACTTATTACTCCGGAGATAAATCATGCCAACCCTTGGCTATACCGTGGGGCGTGATATTGCTGTCGATATCAATACGCCGACGGGAAAACTGCGTATTCCCAAAATCATAAGCTTTGACTCAAAGCCACAGGTCTCGACCCATAAAATCACACCGCTTAATGGCATTACCGATGAACTGCAGATCCCCGTTGGCTGGAATGGCACCATCTCCGCTGAACGCATGGATGCCACGTTGGATGACTTCTGGGCGAAGTGGGAAGACAACTACTACAACGGCATCGATCAGCCCCGCGGCACCATCACCGAAACCATCACCGAGGCAAACGGCACCGTCAGCGTGTACCGCTATGAGGGCGTGTCGTTTCACCTTACCGATGCCGGTAACAAGCAGGGCGAGAAGACAGTGAACCAGACCCTATCATGGACAGCCAACCGCCGTAAAAAAGTGAACTGAGGAATAGACAATGGTGCAGGTCAGAGTGCATGAGTCGCCACCCGTTGTGACGGAGTCGCCAGTGAAGTCGAATCAGGTCCGGGATGCCAGTGGGCGTGTCATTACCCTGCGTGAGCTGGACCCGGTGCAGGAATCCCGCCTGACCGTCGCGGTCGGCCCGGAAATGGCCATTAACGTGATGTACATGAACATGTACGCCTTTCCGGCGGCGGCCGTGGCTGATATCGACGGCGAAGAATATCCGGTACCGCAGAACCCGAAGCAGATTGAAAGCATGCTCGCTATTTTGGGCAAAAGTGGACTTAAAGCGGTCAGTGCCTCCCTGCGTGCCATGTCGAACGACAGGGACGATGAGGCCACTGAGACCGCCGCAAAAAACTAGCGCAAAACCCCGGGTTTATTAACCAGTGCTGGCTGATGAAAGCCGGGGTTCCGTTCAACGTGATTTTTCCGGGCCTGGCAGAGCTGATGCCCCATGAGCGCATTGCCATGGGTGTGGTCATCGGCGAGCTAGAGGGTGGCACTTACAACTGGATCACACGAAGGTGGGAGGAGGGTAAGTAGTGGACCTTGAGCAGTTTGCGCGTGAGCTGTCGTCTGCCTCAGCCAGCATCGCCACCGGCCTGGAGGCCAGCTTCCACGTTATCGTCAAAGAAATTGAGGAAACAGCGAAGGAAGAAATCGGCGTTTACCAGCCCGCTTATGGGTCCTTTGACGCATGGGCACCGCTGGCAGAATCGACTAAGGCCGACCGAGTACGTCAGGGGTACAGCGAAGACGAGCCGCTGCTGCGTTCAGGTGAACTAAGAGACTCAATCGAAAGTGAAGTAGTGAAGCTGGCGGCCATCGTCGGGACAAAAAGTGAAATCGGGCTATGGCAGGAGGTCGGAACTGAACACATACCGCCGCGGCCTTTCATCGGCCCAGCTTACGTTAGGAAGATTAACCCGTTAATGGAGTCGATAGAGCAGGCCATTTCGCAAGGCTTCGAGAAGTTATAATGGGTTTATGACTCTAAATTCAAATTTTAAATGCATAAAGTGCCCTTAACTGCTTAAAGGGACAAGAGAAGAACTAGCATAGCTGTGTATGAGCATGGAAGACGCTGAACAACTAACAATGAAAGAATTCTGGATGATGCTAGTCTCTAAGAGCAAGAAGACGGAAGTTTACACTAAAAATGTGCGTTATTCAGAAGGCTATTAAAGCGAGGCAGCTAGCCGAAGGAAATAGGTTTATAGCTTTTCAATTAAGTGTTTTTATGCTAATTCTTAAATTTTATGATAAAATAACCTATCTAATTAGGGAGATATTTATGCATCTAAATAACGTTTTTGGTGTCTCAAAAGATCCTGTTGCAACCTATATAGAACGTGAGGCAGTAGATCAGGCTCTATCTGATGCACTAGCAACTACAAAGCAAATCGTTATCTACGGCTCATCTAAGCAGGGCAAGACAGCTCTTTTACAGCGTCATTTAGAAGAAAAATATCGCTCAACTTATCATTGTGGACCAACCAGTAGTGCAGAAGACATTTATAGAGCTTTTCTACGCGGTTTTGGGGTGGAAATTATTACCGAAAAGTCTGCTACAAGCTCAAAAGAAGCAACAGGTGCAGTAAAAAGCACCTTCTCTGCAATATTACCTTTTCTTGCCAAAACCGATGTCGAAGTTAGTGCTGAAGGAAAAACTGGAAAAGAACTTCAAACTACTTCTCGGCCAATTGAATTTAATCTTACAGCTGCTCAAGATGTGGGTGAACTTTTAATCTCGGTAGGTGGAGCAGAAAAGTTCTTTGTTTTAGAAAATTTCCACTATTTGTCTACCGAAGTTCAAGGGCAGCTCGCATTTGACTTGCGCACATTTGAAGAGATGGGCATTCGATTCATAATTTTAGGTGTTTGGCGAGAAAATAACCGGTTAATACAGTTCAACGGAGATCTTCAAGATCGTATGGCAGAAGTTCCTGTGGAACCATGGACTGAAGCGGATTTTGCCAGGATTGCAGAAGTCGGAGAAAGAGCGTTAAATATATCAATTGATGATTCTATAAAATCTAAAATTTTCAATCAAGCTCATGGAAGTGTGGCTGTTGTACAAGAATTGCTAAAAAAGTTTTGTGAGTTGTATGGAGTCAAGTCAGTTCTACTAGAGTTCAAAGAATTAATTGATGAAAATGTGCTAAATGCTGCAATAGATGCAAAGGTTGCTGAGTATTCTTCAAGGCACGTGCGAAGTCTAGAATCTATAGCTGCTGGTAGCAGGAGTAGAAGGCCAAGTGAAGATGCTGTAGCTTTATATCTCCAATATTATTTAGTTCAAGTCTTATTGAATAGGAGCTATTTAGAGTTAAAAGATGGCATTGAGCGAAAATCTTTACAAGAGTTTATTAAAGAGATACATTCACATCCTGATAATGTTAGAACATCTGATGTTACCGGAACATTGCGTAGGTTAGCAATACTTCAGACAAATCAAAATATCGTTCCTCCATTATTTGATTACGATCCCGGTACGCGGCGTTTGAAAATTGTTGATTCTACATTGTACTTTTTTATTGATAATTGTGACGCTGAAGAGGTTATGGCAGAGATACCTCATCCAGATTCACTAGCAGGTTCATAAAAAGGTGATTGAATTAAATTGTTATTATTGGTAATGGTTTTTTGAGGTGGGATTATAAGTTTTAGACTTGGCTAAAAGTGATATTAATAGTCCATTTTTATGCTAAGTATTTATTTCATTTTCGTGGGTGTTTTAATTAAAGCACGTGACTTAATATATTTCCATTGTGTTATCCAAGTAGTTAAAATCCCTTCAAAGAATAAACCCGCCTCGGCGGGATTTGTTTTTGAACGGCACATATCCAAATAAACGATCAGTGCTTATCTATAAGGCGCGTTTGGCCACTTTTTATAAGCGAAGACGTAGAGCATAACGAAATGTATGCCGGGGCAGGAAAGCAGTAGCGCCATCTTCCATCCGAAACCAGCTTTCTGAGCCATGCGAAAGCATGGGATAAACATCAAAAACCAGATGATCGACGACAGGACTGCGAGAGGGTTTGGTTGTTCCATTAAGCGTTCTCCTTGAGTTGTATGCCTTCAGTATCGGCACTTAGCCTTAATTATTCAGTGTGAATGAGCACTGTTTATGGCTTCTTTAGCAAATCAATCTGCAGAAGTAGGCGCTTATGTGTCTCGATCGCATCCCATATCTGGTCTTGAGTGTCACCGTCCCATTCGGGGCAGACAGCAAGCTCTGCGCGAAATAGCTTCAGCCTGATATGGATAGCCGCCACTTCGTCTCGATTGCATTTTGTCGCGATAAAGTTGAGTTGAGTGTCAGTTGTTCGCTTATAAAGCGACTGAACATCTCGGGATTTTTCAAATAACCGGGAAAGCTTATCCATAGCCTGAGGCTCCTATAATTGGGTCCAAGCCAATTATCGACAGTTAAACGTTAAAGTTCAGTATCCCTTTTGTATGTTGAGCTCCGCAAACAGACTCGCCGCGGCGGGTTTTTATGCCCATAAAACGAGGTTCCCATGGATGTTCAGGCTTACCATGTAGCCGTGCGGCTGGCGCTGGATGACCAGATTACGCGCAACCTGCTGCAGGTAAGCCGTGATGCGATGGAGCTGAATAAGAAGTTCGTCACCATCACCAGGAACATTAAAGCACTGACTAGCGCGGCTCGTGAGGCCACATCCGCACTGCGGGCTCTCAATCGCTCGCTGAATAATGAGTTTTTCGGTGCGTCCCGCGGTGCGCGTGAATATGCCGGAGCCATCCGCGAGATAGCTGACCAGACTCAGCGTATCAACCGTGCCTCGCGTAATGTCCCGCACATGGCAGGTGGTTACGGTGCAGCCATGACACTTCCCGTTCTGGCTGCGGGGGCCGCCGCTGCAGGTGGCAGCGGTGGAGTTGGCACCCCTGGCGGGAGGCTCGCACTGCCTCCGTCTTCAGGACAGGGTGGCTGGTGGCATGGCTGGCATAATGGCGTGCCCCCGGGCGGCTGGGGCGGCGACGGTGCAGGGCGTGGTGGCGGTGATGGACACTCTCTTGGCGGAGGCTCCTTTTCAGAGGGTATGACCAATCTGGCCACCGGCTATCTGGGTTTCAGAATGCTGAAAGGCTTTGTTGATGAGGCAGCCCGCTACCAGACCATGACCGAGAAGTTCAGACAGTTCGGCATGGGTCAGGCGGCAACAGAAGATGCACTGCGTTTCGCTGAAACTACCCGTATCCGTGGCTCCTCGGCTACTGACATGCTGAAATATCTTGTGGAAGCGCAGGGGGTATTCAGCGAATCCGGAGCAAAAACGCTGGATGAGCAGCTGCGCGCGGCGAAACTGGCGGCACCGGTGCTGGCGCGTATTACCTTCGCCTCCCGCGGGCTGGATGAGCATCAGCGTGAGGCCACCACTGCGAAGCAGATGGATATGCTGCGCTTCACCGAGACGGCGGGCGGTCTGAAAAGCCCTGAGCGCTTTAATGAACTGATGGACGCAGCGTTTCGCGCCATTCAGTCTTCAGGCGGCAATGTCGATTTCACCCAGTACCGTCAGTTTATGGCCAAAGCGGGCACCTCTGCCTTCAACCTGAGCAATAAAGCACTGTTCGCCGAGCTGGAGCCGATTATCGGTGAGCTGAAGGGCAGTTCAGCGGGTGATGCGCTGATGACCGCTTATAACCGGTTAAACGGGATTGTGAAGCTGCCTAATCAGGTCACCCACGACCTGATGACGATGGGCATCTGGGATGCCAGCAAGATAGAGCTAAACAGCCTGGGCGGCGTGAAGCGTTTCCGGGGCAATCCACTTATTAACGCGCAGCTCTTCAGCCAGTCGCCTGTCGAATACTATGAAAACGTCATCCTGCCACTCTACCGCAGGCACCATTACACCGAAGAACAGAAGCAGCGTGAGAACGCCCTGATATTCGGGCGTACCGGCGGCAAGATGTTCAGTCTCATCGACAAACAGCTTGAGACCATCCATCACCGTATCGATGCCTACGGTGTCGCGCGCGGCCTGAATGGTGCCTATGCTGCGGTTGGTGGCACCTATAACGGTAAAGCGATCGATTTCCACAAAAAATTGCAGGACCTGCAACGGGTGATGGGGAAGGATGGCGGCCTGCTGGACACATTCACGCAGGGACTGGAGACACTCACGCACTCTCTTCAGCAGATGGCAGACATTGCGCACCGGCATCCCGAAATGGCGAAGTTTGCGGGACAGGCGGCTCTCGCGGTTACCGGCCTTGCAGGCATCAGTGGCGGATTTTGGCTCATCAGACATGCTGCGGGCGCACTGCTGACACCACTTAAACTGGCGGGCTGGGGCATTGACCTGCTTATTG